CTAGGATCCGGATTAGATGATATACCAGGTAGTAATGTAACCGGTAAAGTGGCAACTGCAATTCTTGCAGATAATGCAACAAAAGCGGCCACAGCCGATCTTGCAACTAGAGCAATAAATTTTGACGGTGGTAGTGCAGGTGGAGTTGTATATCAAAAAGCAACCGGATCTACTGGAATAACATCCCCGGGTGATGCGGGTCAATTCTTAAAATCATCTGGTGGCGGAGCTCCTACATGGGCAGCAGGAACTATTTCTACAATTCCTTTAGGTGATAACTTAAAAACATTGACATTTGGTACGGGGTTTGAAAAATCTGGTTCAACGTACATAGGTAAAGATGCACTTACTATTGCAGTAGATTTAGATGTAGCAGGTACTGCTGATAAAATTGTCAAACGTAAATCAGACGGTGGTATTAATGCAAGTGGTGAAAGTAATTTAGGTGATAAAGTTACAGCTAAGTTGTTTGTTGGTGATATACAAGGTAGTATAACTGATGCAGTTAATGCAACGTTTGCAGGCACTGTTAAAACAGCGGATCAGCCTAATATTACTGCAGTCGGAACTCTAACTAAGTTAGCTGTAACAGGTGGAATAACATCGGGCGGCACAATTGAAGGTAAATCATTTATCGGTAACGGCTCTGGCCTTACTAACATCAAAACTGCAGATGTTGCAAATCTTGTAGTAGGTTCGAATGTATCAGGTAAGGTTGCAAGTGCAACTTATGCTGATACTACCGGAGCGTCACTGAGTGCGGCAAACATATTAGGCGGAGTCTTTGGCTCAATACCTTATCAGAATGGTGTTAGTACTACAGCTATGCTTGCCCCCGGAACAGCAGATCAGGCATTAATATCTGGTGGTACTGGTGCCGCCCCTAAATGGGTAGCAGGAACTATATCTGGTATTAAATTAGGTAAAGATTTAAAAGACCATTCGAATGGTGCATACATAATAGGTGGTAAGTACAATGGAAGTGGTGATATAATTTGGTCAGTCGATGCAGTATCAGGAAATACAGCTAATAAGATTGTATTACGTGATACAAGTAGTAACTTTGAAGCAGGTAACATTACTGCTGTACAATTCATTGGTAATCTTAAAGGTAATATATCAGGTGGTGGTGATACGACGGTTATATATCAAACTGCAAAAGATACTACTGCGTTTTTAACTAAAGGACAACCAAATCAAGTATTGACTATGGCTCCTTCAGGTACAGGTTTGGCATGGACATTACCTCAGATATCTGGTGTAGGTTTAGGTGGCACATTGAAAAACTTAACAGCTGGTTACGGCCTTGCTGGTGGTTACTATAATGGTACAGGTGACATTACATTTACAGTTGATTCTACCCCATTAGCATTAGCAAATAGAGTTGCAAATCGTGATAGTACCGGAAGTATGTATATGAATGTTGCATATGCAATAGGATTAAATGCAGGAAGTGCATCAGCTGCAGGTACAATTACTGGTAATTGGGTGTTGTCAAGTGGATCTAAATTAATGGCAACATACTCTGACTTAGCAGAATACTACGCAGGTGATAAAGATATTGAATCAGGTACTGTAGTAGAATTTGGAGGTGATAATGAAATCACTACTTCAATGACTCCAATGTCAGCAAAAGTAGCCGGTATTGTAACAACTGCTCCAGCATATGTAATGAATAGTAATATTGATTGTGAATTCCCTGTATCATTAGCATTGCAAGGTCGTGTACCTTGCAAAGTAGTGGGTGATATTGCCAAAGGTGATATAATGGTTAGTGCAGGCAACGGTAGGGCAATGGCATGCAGTCAGCCTATCATGGGTTCAATAATAGGTAAGAGTTTAGAGAATTTTACCGGCACAGAAGGTATAGTTGAAATTGCAGTTGGTAGACTATAAAGGAAAAAAGATGATAACTATTGAGATTTTACAAAAAATATGTCCTAAAACAAGAACTAGCATATTAGAAACATATGCGATGCCACTACATGAAGTAGCAGAGTATTATGATATGTACACTAATCCTAAACGTGTGGCAGCATTTTTAGCTCAAACAGCACACGAATCCGGTGGATTTAATTTTGTAAAAGAGAACTTGAACTATAGTGCTAAAGGATTAATGGGTACGTTCAAAAAGTATTTTCCTACAGAAGATTTAGCAAGACAATATGAACGTCAGCCAGCTAAAATCGCTAACAGAGTATATGCAAATCGTATGGGTAATGGACCAGAAGAATCAGGCGACGGCTACAAATTTTGTGGTCGTGGTTTAATTCAATTAACCGGTAAACAAAACTATACCAAATTTGCTGAAGATTTGGGTATTAGCTTAGAAGATACAGTGGCATATTTAGAAACATCAGCAGGTGCAGTAAGTAGTGCGGGATGGTTTTGGGATAACAATAACTTAAATCAATATTGCGATAAAGATGATTTTGTTACATTGACAAAACGTATCAACGGTGGAACTATTGGTTTAGAAGATAGAAAACATCACTACGAAATTGCATTACATGCATTAGGCGCACATTAATATGGCACAACCAGTTTGGATAACTAATGCAGGAAGTCTAGGTACTTACCCGTCTAATTCAGTCATATCTATTCCGGTAAGTGCTCAGGCAGTATTACCTGCTACTTCAGTCACTTACAAATTATTAAGCGGTAGTCTCCCTGCAGGCGCAAACGTTTCTATAAATAAGAATGGTTTAATAACTGGTATATTAGATAGTGTAGCTGTTAATATAAATTATACTTTCACTATAAGATGCACGGATGACAAATTTAACCTCACTGATAGAACATTCTCTATCACTACATCCGCTGCCGCTGAACCTAAACTGACTACCCCAGCTGGTAAGATTTTGCAAACGTTCGATAGTAAGTGGGTAGACATTCAATTAAATTATACCAATCCAGTAAGTACTAATACAGTAGTTATAACAAAAACTAGTGGCTTGCTTCCTCCTGGTTTGGAAATTAATGAGACAGGAAGAATCAGAGGGTATCCTGCTCCTCCGGTTAATGCTTCAAATGCGCCTACTACAAAAACATATAGCTTTACCGTATCGTTAGCGAGCCCATTAGGCAATGACGTAAAAATTTATTCAATAACTGTTAACAATTGGAATTTATCTAATCCTGGAAAAACAAGGGTACCGGCAATACTGAACTTAAATCCAGCAACATTTAATATAAGCCCAACTGACTCGTATTATGATTACTATATAACATCTAATTATATTCCCACAGTTACTAGTAGTGACTTCTTTTCATTTAAAATATTAGGTAAAGATTTTGATGGATCAAATTTATATTATGATTTTAGAGGTCTACCATTAGGTTTGACAGGTGATACTAATACAGGCTGGATTACAGGTAAACCAGTTTTGAATTCAACTGGTATCTCTCAATTTAGTTTTACTGTAAGTGTTCAAAAAGCTGACACCAGGTCAATTGCATCCCCGTACCAACCATTCTTAATTACTGTAAGTAATAATGTTGTAAATGATGTAGTATGGATAACTGAAGAAGATTTAGGTTACATTTCTAATGGTGCTATCAGTGATTTGTATGTAAACGCAGACTCACAATATGCATTGTCATACAGATTGATTAGTGGTGACTTTCCTCCTAACCTAACATTATCTTCAAACGGTGAAATTATAGGTAGAGTAGCCCAACAACCTAAAACTACTATGATGGAAGAAGGTGATACTTCTGAGTACATATTTTTAATAGAAGCGTTTTCTCCTACCTATCCTTTATTAGCAATACAAAAACAATTTAAATTAACAATTCGTATTGATTATCCTGCAGTTTATGAAAACTTGTACTTCAAAGCCACACCTAGTCTAAATGATAGAGATGTGTTGAATACATTATTAGTTAATGATGAACTTATACCACCTGAATATTTGTATAGACCAACCGACCCTTACTTTGGTAAAGCAACTAATGTGTCATATGTACATGCATATGGAATGAATTCTAGTTCAATAGAAAGTTACATTGACGCTGTGCAGAAGAATCATTACTGGAGACAAGTTATCTTGGGTGATCTTAAAACAGCAGTAGCAAAAGACAAAAACGGTAATGTGATATATGAAGTCGTTTATAGTCAAGTAGTTGATGAGTTAGTCAACAGTCAAACAGGTGTAAGCGTACCACCTGAGATATATTGGCCCAAGTATATTGACTTAAACTTAGGTCCATGGCAAATTAGTAGTACAAAAATCTTCACTAGTTTTGAAGAAGTATTAGGGCAAGATTACACAACAAGTTTAACACCGGGACAAGTTAGAAAACTTTACCCTGCTAGTTTTAAAAACATGCGAGAAGAAGTATCGTCTATCATTGGTAATAACTACAATGTAGATTTACTTCCTAAATGGATGACTACTCAACAGTCTAATGGTGTTATTTTGGGATACATTCAAGCGTGGGTAATATGCTATACATTACCTGGCTACTCTGATACTATTAAAGAAAATATAGTCAACAATTGGGATTATCGTATCAATAGAATTAACTTCCAAGTTGACCGATATCTTGTAGATAAAACTGCAACATTTGACTACAACAATTACTTGTCACCTGCTCAATGGAATGAATTACCTAGCGGTACTCCTGAGCCTAACCCATTAGATATTAATGACTTTGCTGTATTGTTCCCGCAGAAAACTATTTTACCAAAGCAAGTTGACTACTAAATACAATATCGGAATAATATTATGAGTACAATTGACACAAACGGAATAGACCCAAATTACCCAGTACCCGGAGTAAACAATAGCTCCCAAGGTTTCAGAGATAATTTTTCTAGTATTAAGGTTAACTTAGATACTGCTGCCACTGAGATTACAGATTTACAAAACAAAGTAGTTGTAAAGTCTGCATTAACCGGATCAGTAGTTGATAACAACATGGCTAACACATTGATTAGCAATGCTTTAGTGAGAAGCTTTAGAGCAACCACATTTAATTTAGGTAATAACATATCAGGCACAGCGACTATTGATGTAAGTAAAGGTGACGTACAATATGGTACAATCGTAGCTAATACTACTCTTAACTTTGGCGGATGGAGTCCTTCTAGTACACAAAGCAATGTGCAATTACAATTAACTGTTGCTAATGCTAATGCTGTAGTTTCTTTCCCTGTTACTACTAATGATGCTAATGCAAAACCAGTATTAGGTATGACAAAAACAGCATCGCTATTAGAAAATTATACAAGTAACTTAGCCACACCTATTGCTAATTCAGTATATACTAATAAAATTACTGCACCATACAATACAAAGAATCTATCGTATAACATCACTACAACCGATTGCGGTGTAACACTAGATATTGAACCATTAACTCGCCCACAAAAAACAACACAAGTAACTGGTAATAGAACTATAACTGCTATTGGTGCACAGGGTGACTTACCCGGTGCGATAGCTACTGATGGTGCTAACTTGTATTTTTGTACAGGTACATATGACGGCTCTACTGTTATATGGAAAAAAGTTACTCTAGGTAGTGTGTAATAAATACCTAATGCAACATCCCTTCATACATAACTTAGAAGATAAAACTATAGACGAATTGCAGAAAACTATTTCTCAATTGAATTCTAGGTTATTTCAAGCTAGTAGAACACTACACCCTACGTTGGTTCCGCAAATACAAATGGCATTAGAAAGCTATAATGCAGAGTACACCCGCCGTATAGATGAAGTATACAAGAAACAAAATTTAGAAAACAAAATTAACATTACCAAATCATAATGACAGCTAGAATTAATAGAAGTTTTGACTTCCAAACAGGCGTACACTTCAGTGATGATTTTTTTATGAACTTGTACGATGTAGATATTGACTTTATGGTAGAATCAGAATCTATAAGAGAACAAAACATTGCACTAGAACGAATAAAATACTTCTTACAAGAAAGTATTGAGAATTGCATCTTTGTACAAGACACTGAAACAATAGCTATTGAAAAATATGCTGAAGCTAACATGAAGGTCTGTATACTACCAGAAGAACCGTATGACCAAATCATAGGCATCATGCTTATGGTAAAACTAAACGCTATCACAGAGGGTAGATTATCTATCACTGACCTTTCTATCTGTAGTAAAATGAGTGATGGTGTACGTTGTCTACATGGATATGATGAGAATACCGGGCCATTCAAGTTACCCGGATGGTGGCATGATAGTAACACTAAAATTTCTAATCTATTATCTAATAGCAAAAACAAGAAGATTCTTAAATTGTCCAAACCACCTGTTGATTGGGAAGACGTTTTTTTGGGTTGGGAAGAGAAACCACAATTGGGTAAAAGCACACCAAGCGCAGAAATAGTTTTTGGCATATTTGACAACAAAAATAAATAACCATAATAGTTGATTATTACAATTAACTATGCTATCATATGGTATGCATGTAGATAAACATAGTAGGCAAATTCTAACTGAACAAGATTTATGCAATCTGTATATGTCTGATCCTACACGTTCAATCAGAAATGCATTAGTTGATACTACTATAGATTTTTCAGATATATTGGGTATTACAAATTTACCTACAATTACTCAATATCAACCTGAAGATATATCAACAATCGAATTTGATAATCGTAGTCAGAACAATTGGAATATGCCAACTGAATATAGTGAGTTAGATATCGCTAAATTTGTGTTGGACCAATGTAAAACTGAAGAAGAATTACAACGTGCGGGAAAAGAACTAATAATGTTTCAAGAACGGGAGATGTTCCCGCTGTTACAATATTTAAAGTATCTCGTAGATACAATGCGTAAGAATAATGTAATTTGGGGAGTAGGTAGAGGAAGTAGTGTATCTAGTTATGTTCTTTACCTAATAGGAGTACATAGGATAAATAGTTTGTTCTACGACCTTTCTATAGACGAATTTTTAAAATAAGGAGAAAAATCATGTCAATGTACAAATCAGCAAGAGGTAAAACAATTGATATGTCCACATTAGCTACAAAGAATGAAAAGACACGTGCTGTGGGCAATATGAATGTTAATGCAAGAGGGGATATTATTGATCCTCATGGTAAGATAGTACGTGATTCTACTAATAGAATCAAAAACTCTTACAATAAAACAGTTACTACTGCTCCTAACAATTTGAATCGATCACCTATTGAAGCAGATAAAACAATCGATAAAAACGAGTTGACTGCTGAAGAATTAGAATTTGAAGAAGATGATGACGAGGAAATTAAAAAGTGAAATTAGCATTTGAACCACATAGATTCAACAAGGATCAATTTAAACCATTAGGTGAACATGTCATTGTATATGACATGACATTTGATGAACGTATCACGCACAGTGGTATCATTTTACCAAACGATGATATGAAGTCATCAGGTATCAGACCTCGTTGGGCGCAGATTTATGCAGTAGGACCCGATCAAACTGATCCTGAATTAGTTCCGGGTAAATGGATCTGTATATCACACGGAAGATGGACTCGAGGTGTCGATATTGAAGATGAAACGGGCAAACACACCATACGCAGAGTAGATATTAATGATATACTACTTGTAAGTGACGAGCCCGTCTACGATTTAACAATGAGTGACAAAGTATAAAGGAACACAATGATAAACTGGTTAAGATTAAAACTACATAATTTTATTTTTCCACAGGATATTAATGAGGTGGTAGAATCAAAACATCCTTCTACTAGAAGAGGTGTTGCCCTTGTTAGTCGCGGCTCACACCTCGATAGTAGAGGTATGAATTTTACAATTCATATGGCTAATGGTGGTTATGTATTGGAGTATTCATCGTATAATGAGAAAACAGACAGGCACGATACCGCACTACATATTATCAATAGTGAAACTGATTTAGGTCAAGGTATTGCACACGTTATTACATTGGAAATGTTAAAAAAATGAAGAATCAACTATGGGTTGAGAAGTATCGTCCTAATATAATTGAGGACTATGTTTTTGTAGATGACAATCAACGACAACAGGTTACTGGCTGGGTTAAGACTCAGAGTATCCCTCACTTGTTGTTGAGTGGTGAGCCAGGTACAGGTAAGACCACACTAGCAAAAATATTGATTAATGAACTAGGTATTAATGAATACGATACACTAGAAATCAATGCTTCACGTGAAAATAGTGTTGACGTTGTACGTGACAAAATTTTAGGATTTGTGCAAACAATGCCATTTGGTAAGTTTAAAGTCGTATTATTAGATGAAGCTGATTACTTGACCCCAGCTGGTCAGGCAGCATTGCGTAATGATATGGAAGCGTATCATATGACTGCACGATTCATTCTAACATGTAACTATCAGCATCGTATTATACCAGCACTTAAGAGCAGATGTCATGAGTTTCACATCACAAAGACAGACAGAACAGAGTTTACTACACGTGCGGCAAAAGTGTTGTTAACTGAGGGTGTTGAATTTGATTTAGATGTATTGGATAACTATATACGTGCTACATATCCAGACTTACGTAAGTGTTTGAATCAACTTCAAGTCAACAGTAGTACTGGTAAACTTATCAATACATCCACTACAACAGACGGAGAAGACAGTTTGTTAGCAGAAGCTACACAGTTGTTTAAGTCCGGTAAGATTATTGAAGGTCGTCAACAACTACTTCAATATCTTGCGTTGTATCCAAGTCGTATTGAAGATACATACAGATGGATGTACGAAAATTTAGATTTGTGGGGAAATTCACAAGAACGCAAAGATGCGTCAGTTATTATAATTCGTAATGGTTTGGCAAACTTAAGTCTTGTGGGTATTCCAGAAATCAATCTAGCAGCCACAATTATTGAACTTACCAGTTAAGGAAAAACATGAGATATTTTTTAGTTACATATACCACCAAAGCAGGTGGACAGATCGATGAAGTTGTTAGTGTTAGTAAAAATACTAGACCAAATGACATTCAGACTTGTAATGTGATTATGGATTACAAGAATCGGAGAGTAGATAAGTGTGTTATTGAAGGAAAGAAAGTAGATACTGATTGGGAAAAGTTAGATGCCTATTATAGGCAATTATACCCTAACATTATTGAACGGTTAGAAGCAGAAGCTAAAACATAAAAGAGGGCTTTCGCCCTCTTTTTTATAAGTACAATTTAAGTACATGCTCAATTATCTTGTGTCTTTGAACATCTTTCAGTTCAAAGTGGCACTGTTGCAACCCTGGAATCACCCCCTTCCTCAATCGATTTTGTAAGTCTAGTAGCCCATTGTCGGCTGTTTTTCTATCGGCTTGTTCAATGTCGCCAGTAATTACAATCTTACTACCAACGCCGATTCTAGTCATAATCATTTTGAGTTGACCAGGTGTTGCATTTTGAGCTTCATCTAATATTATATAGCTATTTTTAAAGTTTCGACCTCGACAGAATGCTAGGGGTGCAATTTCAACTATCTGTTCTTCTAGCATGTGGGCGATTTCCGCTGCCGTATAATATTCACGTAAAACATCAAGTAAAGGTCTTGTCCATGGTTCCATCTTTTGATTAAGATCACCTGGCAAGAATCCATGCTTTTCATCGTCTACACCCACTGCCGGGCGTGTTAAGATAATACGATCTACCTCACCTGCTTTTAATGACTTAATAGCAGCCAGCATTGCAAGATACGTTTTACCTGTCCCAGCCGGTCCTCCAACCACAACTATATCAGTATCTTTATCTAAAAGAGCTAGAATGTATTTTTCTTGATTTAAAGATTTGGGTACCAGTTGTATCGGTCTACGGTCTAGTTTGATGCGACTTTGGTCAAAATTGATTGTTTTGCTTTCTTGTTTATAGAATGTTTGTGGATCATGTTTTTTACTGTGTGAATAACGTGTGTCTTGTTCTTGTTTGCGTAATGCGCCTGTTTTGCGTTTGCTCAAAGTATTCTCCTTTGTATCGAGCCGAGTTCTCATAACACTCAAGTCTATTTACATCCATATGGATCATGCAATATAGAGTAGTTTTTAAGTAATGAAAAACGATAAATATTAGGCTCAGTCCGTTTTTTGATTATCAATACAATGTGTTGATAAAAGATAAATACTAATTATGAGCAAACTTCCAGCAGACGATTTCTTTACCAACATTGATTACCCTAGTATTATAGATACTGTCAAGGGTATATATACCAGTGATGCTTCCATTAACACTTTATTAGATTTTGAACGTGTTTTGGATGAAGCTGACTTGTATGCATACAAAAACTGGGGACTAGGTGAACTAGTAGACGGTCCGGACAGTAAACGATATAGTGTTTCTTGCATTTTTATGTATCCTGAAAAACTAATGCCAGACCCAAGAGGTGGCAAACGTTTAATAAATTTAGGATGCACTATACAGTTTAAGAAAACTACAATTAAAGTACCAGTAGATATAAAGACTCCTGAAGACTATAAACCAGGAACACATTACCCTAAACTAACTGAGCGCATGGTTTGGTTAGTTAGAATTGAAATCCCTAGAGAATTGATGAATGATATCCGTGAGGGTAGTATTGATTTAGCAGACCAAACTATTGACCTAGAAGAACTAGATAGTGCATACGATGATGATTTAGATAAAGAAGGTTTAGAGGGTGAAGAGGGCAGAGCACCCGCAGATCAAATGGGAGGCATGCCAGCACCCGGAGGACCTGCATTACCAGTAGGCGGACAAATTCCCCTAGGCGGAGGTCTATAATGAGAAAAATTATTAATGAAACATTAGATTACCATGATTTAGAAAACATGGTAGTACCTATAGCAACAATAGATAAGTATGAAGCTAAAATGGGCGATGATGACGAAATCGTTACAGTGACTTTCACGGTTAAGGGCAAACAAGTTGCAGAAGATTTAGTAGATTGGTTAGAGCGTGGTTATGACTATGTACTAGATGCACAAACAAGCGAAGGTGAAGTAAGTCCAGGCAAATATTTAGTATTTGTTGAAATGGATCGTAGAACAAGAACACCTGAACGTATTATTGAAATGATAGAAGATATGGATACATTAACTGATCTTTCTTTAAAAGATTGGTCTGTAATCATTGACGAAGAAGAACATGAAGTTACTGTGGAATTATTAAAATCTAAAATAATACTAAGTCCACATGAGTATAGAAAATTAAAAGAAACGGATCTCAATGAGATGCGTAGTCGTGCTGGATTAGAACCGCACAATGTGTATTTTGAAAAAGATAACATACTAAAAGATTTTATAGCAAAAGCTGGATTATAAGGAGAACATAATGGCGCAAACGCTACTAGCAAGAAAATCGGGACCACAAGACAATACAATTGCAAAAGATGACGATCACTATGAGCAATTAGCGGCAGATCCTACTGTTAGTGAGTTCTCGAAAAATAGTAGTTTTGGAGGTTCAAGTAATGCATTCAGTACATCAGCAATCGGTAGTTCAACAGGAGACTTTGGCTCATTTGGTTCACCAACCACAAACAATTTTGGATCACAACCATATGGCAGCAGAGGCGGCTTTGGTAGCAATTCAAACTTTGGAGCGGGAGCGAATTCATCTGGATCGACACCAAATCTTACACAAGCAGGATCAAATGCCGCACAAGGGGCAGACGTATTAGTAGCTAATGACAATACTGATTGGATTAACAAAAAATGGCGTCCAGTTATGGGCTGGGTATATATGTTAACTTGTACAGTTGACTTTGTTATATTCCCGGTATTATGGAGTTTATTACAAGCATTAAGTAAAGGTTCAGTAACAAGCCAGTGGCAACCATTAACATTACAGGGTGCTGGTCTTTACCACATTGCTATGGGTGCAGTTCTAGGTATCGCCGCGTACGGTAGAACAAAAGAAAAAATTGAGGGTAAATCTTAATTTGACTTTTAACACTAAGGTGTTATAATTATCAGATGGATCATTATCAAATTTTAGGGGTAGCAAAAAACGCTACTCCTGACGAAGTAAAAAAAGCATATCGTAGACTTGCAAGTATTCATCACCCGGATAAGGGCGGTGATACTGCCCAGTTCCAAAAAATTCAAGTAGCATATGACACATTAAGCGACCCGCAGAAAAAACAAGACTATGACAATCCACATGCACAAGGTTTCCCCGGTGGATTTCACTTCTCTAACCAAGGATTTAACATCAACGATTTATTCGGTCAAATGTTTAGTCAGAGACAACAACCTTCTAATCCAACCTACAAAACCGATGTATGGATATCATTGGAACAGGTGTACACTAGCGGAGAACAGGTATTACATTTCAATGGTAATAACCTTAACCAAACCATAAGGGTAGAAATACCACAAGGTATAGAAAACGGTCAACAAATACGCTATGAAAATATGCTTCCTAACGCTATACTTATAGTAGAGTTTAGAGTTAAACCTCATCATAAATTTGAAAGAAGAGGTATGAACTTGTACTCTACACACAAAATAAGTGTTTTGGATCTAATCGTAGGTGATAGCTTTGAGTTTACTACTATCAGTGGTAAAACTTTAGCAGTAACAGTTAACCCAAAAACACAACCTGGAAGTTTACTACGTATTTCGGGACAGGGTTTAATTAGAAATGGTATAGCAGGGGACCAAATGATCTTGCTTGATCCATTCATTCCTGATATAATTGACAGTTCTATCACTAATAGCATTATTGCTAGTAAATAACTTAAAAGAGGTAACATAATGAATCATAGCCCAGAAATTGAACATATTATTGAACAGGCAATAGGCCTAGCAAAAGTTCGTAGACATGAATATTGCACTATTGAACATTTATTATTGTCTCTAATAACATATTCACCCTTTAGTAAAGTTTTAGACGACTTTGGAGTTGATACTGCAACTATGGTTAAAGATGTAAGTGGATACCTAGATAACCAACGTAGTATTGAAGCATCTTCTGATATTGAACAAGAAATTCAACCACGTAAAACAAATAGCTTAGAACGTGTAATGAATCGTTCGGTAACACAAGTATTGTTTACTGGTCGTAAATTTGTTACAACTATTGATTTGTATCTTAGCATCAGTAACGAAACAAATACACACGCACATTACTTCTTCTTAAAGTATGGTATTAATAAAAACGAATTTATACCATTCTGGCAAAAATACTACAAAAACAATGAAGGCGAAGCACCATTAACTACCGATCGGGCTGATGAAATCTTGGAAGAATATACAACCAACTTAACTGATTTGGCCCGTCAAGGTAAACTTGAACCAATGATAGGTCGTACTAAAGAAGTAGATGACATAGTTAACGTTCTTGCTAAACGATTTAAATCAAATGTATTGATGGTAGGTGATCCTGGTGTAGGTAAAACTGCAATTGCAGAAGGTCTAGCAAGTAAAATCATCAACGATGAGGTACCCAAGTTCTTAAAGGATCATGAGTTGTATTCGCTTGAAGTGGGATCATTACTTGCTGGTTCTAAATATCGTGGTGACTTTGAAGAAAAGATTAAATCGGTACTAGAAGCATTAGTTACTAAAAAGAAAGCAGTACTATTCATTGATGAAGCGCATACTATGAAAGGCAGTGGTTCAGCTAACAATGGTAGTGTTGACTTTGCTAACATGATTAAACCGGCTATTACTAAAGGTAACTTGAAAGTTATTGCTAGCACTACTTGGGAAGAGTACTATGAATCATTTGAGAAGGATCGTGCATTGATGCGTAGATTCTATCGTGTGGGCGTAGATGAGCCGGATCGTGATTCTACTATTCGTATCCTTAAAGGTCTAAGCACACGATTGAATGACTTCCACTCAGTAAACATTACCGATGATGCAATTACAGCGGCAGTTGATAGTGCTACACGTTATATGCATGACCGTAAGAATCCTGACAAATCCATAGATTTGATTGACGCGGCTTGTGCCAAACAACGTGTATTAGGTAATCAACAAGTAGATATTACAAAAGAGTTAGTATATGAACAAGTTGAACGCATGACTAAAGTTCCTGCTGATAAACTAAACAGTGATAGTTATGAACGTATCTTTAGTTTAGAAGCTAACATTAAGAATAAGCTTTATGGTCAAGAAGATACAGTTGATAAAGTACTTGAGCGTATCTATGTGTCGTTTGCAGGTATCGGTAATCAAACACGACCAATGAGTAGTTTTTTGTTCTTAGGCCCGACTGGTACAGGTAAAACTGAACTAGCTAGATTATTGAGTAGTAGTTTAGATATGCCCTTACTCAAATATGATATGTCAGAGTATTCAGAGAAGTATTCAGTTTCTAGTTTGATTGGTCCCCCACCGGGTTATGTTGGATTCAATGATAGCCAAGTATCAGGTGGACGATTGATTAATGACTTGAGCAAGAATCCTCACAGTATATTGTTGTTTGATGAAGTTGAAAAAGCTCATCCTGATATATTTAATATCTTCTTGCAGATGTTAGACGAAGGACGTATTACCGGATCTAATGGTAAAGAAGTTAACTGCAAGAATACTATCATTATCTTAACAAGTAATTTAGGTGCAAGTGATAGTGAACGAAATCAGATCGGGTTTGGTAATCAAGAACGTACAGGTGATGATGACCGAGCATTAAAAGAGTTCTTCAAACCAGAGTTCCGTAATCGGTTAGATATGATATGTAAGTTCACTAAACTTGATATGTTGGCTATTAAGAAGATTGTTATCAAGTTTACCGATGAGTTGAAGAAATCGTTAAAAGAAAATAACGACATCACAATCAATCTGACTGAACCTGTAGTAGAATATCTAGCAGAGCATGGATATGATAGCAAGATGGGTGCTAGACCATTGAGTAGAAAAATTGATGAACTTATTAGAGTTCCTTTAAGTAAGAAGATTCTATTTGATAGAATCAAAGGTGCACATATCAATATCAATTTAGTAGATTACAAGATTATGTTTGATGTACAACCTAAATTAACAGCAACGGTGGGTGAGAATGGGATTATTGAAATCAGTCAGTGACGTTCCGGGTATTGATTTTTTCGATTACCGAGATGATAATTACTATGGTAAATATAAGTATAGAGTACGATTCACTATAGAGGGTATAAGATATGCCACATATGAAAAAAATATTGAAGGTTTAATAAAGCGATATAACGCTACCACAGGTTGGAAAAAAATCAGAAAAGAAGATTTACCTGTTGTAACTTTTAACTTAGAAGCTCTTAAACTGTTTATAGAACTTCGCAATTCTTTCAAAGAAAACGTTGCAGGAACAGTTAGAGTAGAACATAATAAAATAGCATTTTTTAGTAATGATTTAAGTTTGTTAAAAACTGTTGAGACCATTAAACCGGGAATATATTATGATTATACCGAAGTACAAACTAGCAATTTTATAGGGGTAAAGTCTTTTGTCAATAACCCCAAACATAGATTCAGAGTATATCTAAAATCTAAAAAAGTTGAAAATAATTTTGCTATACAACTGAATGATTTATTCAACCGTATTTCGGGATTACATCCTAGCCCGTCTTTAAAATATTGGGTAAAAGGGTCTACTGACGGTACATCACCTCATTGGAGTTGGCGTTATAGATTTACTAATCCTAATCATTTCATTGATTATGATGATGAAAGCGTGTTAAGTTATCTATCATTAATGCATGGTGAATTTTTAGGAAAACGCTACAAATTAGAAAAACGACCTGAACCTATCTAAAATGATAAATACTCTATTACAATAGGGTATATACCATGGCAAAGATTGTCGAAGATGTATTAGTCATCAAATTTAGCAGAATAGTTAAGGACAGTGATGAAGGTACTAGCATAACTAGTGCTGAAATTCAGGCTGCATTAGAACAAGTCGCCCAAGAATTAGTAGGCGATTCCGTTGTTGTTGAAGTAGAAAGCGCATAATGAGCCAAGTTACTACAATAACATTATTACCACAGACGCCGCATACGTCGGGGCCTAATGTGACAGGTACTGCACAACCCGGAGCGGGCTATTACATAAATCATAACTATCAAACATTCTCATGGAGTTTGACTAATTTCACAGGTCTTATTATAATACAAGCTACAATAGTAGATGAGCCTTCTGCTACTGATTGGATTAACATATATACTATTAATGGTACTAATTTAACTCAAAGAAGTTTTACAAATATACGTGGTAATTTTACATACTTACGTGCTATAGCCGCCGGGTTTACTAATGGGTTAATTGATAACGTTAAGGTAGCATACTAAAATGGCGGTAGTTGTTGTTTATGGTGGAGGGTTTCAACCCTTTCATGCAGGACATTTGAGCAGTTATGTAGAGGCTAAACGTGCCTTTCCTGATGCTGAATTCTTTGTTGCCGCCAGCAATGATGTTAAACAACGACCTATTCCTTTTAAAGTAAAGAAGTTTCTAGCACAACAAGCAGGTGTTAGAGATGCGTTTGTTGAAGTAAGGCAGCCGCTCAATCCTAAAGAAATTTTAGAAATATTTGACCCTGCAAAAGATATATTTGTATTAGTACGTAGTGAGCGTGACCCTATGCCATACACTAAAAAAGATGGTAGTCCCGCATACTTCCAACCATTTGTCAGTTTAGACCAATGTAATCCATATGGTAAAAATGCTTATGTACTAGTCACAAAGAAAAAAGATTTTACTGTTAATGGTCAAGAAGTATATTCTGGATCACAAGTACGTGACATGTATACTAATGCAGACGATGTAAATAAAGAACAAATCATTAGTCAGTTATATCCTAAGAGTAGCCACAAAGATACAATCAAACAAGTCTTGGATCAATATTTGCAATCTACACCTAAAACAGTTTTGGAGCCCAAAGTGCCAGCAGCTAAACAATTAAAGAATAAGAAACTAGCAGAGATGATTAAACAAGCTAGACCTTTACTAAAAGAAGCATCAATTGAAAAGAAAGTAAAGTTTCTTAAGTTGTTAAAAGATTATGCAATAACAAATATAGAAGAAGCAGTTAGTCCTACGTATGGTGACGTAATTAAAACACGTAATAAGATAGCACAACAAACTAATCCTACTCGTAATAAGTTTATATGGAAACGTCCTAATCAGATCCGTGGTAGTTATACTGACCAACAATTAATTTCACAAGGTTTTCGTAAATCAGCACAAAACAATCTATGGGGCGGTACACAAGAAATGTGGGATCGTTTATCAGAATCATTGAATGAATTTGCCCCACCAAGTAGAGATGACGGCGGTGGCGAGAATGATAGAAATCGTAGAATAAGAAAACTATTAGAAATTGCCATACAAGTAGCAAAAGAAAAAAATGTCGATGAATTGGGTATGATACATGCCATGAATATGATAGCAGGTGATGACTTTTTCAATACAGCAGTTGAAGGTATATTACCGGACATAACAGATAAAGAATATATGTTTGTGCTACAGAGTGCTTATAAAACAGTAAAGCAAGGTTTAGCAGAAGCAAAGAAAAAAAGAAAAAAGAAAAGTAAAAACCGTAGTATTGGAAGATACTTCTTTCCGGGATATGGTTACTATGGTGGTAGTGGGGAATCAGGTGAGGGTGGAGGAGATGCCGGCGGTGAAGGTATGGCGGAAGGCGTCCCTCAACCAGGACCAAGTTCAGGTGCTCCAAAACAGTTCGGTGCTGATGCCCAAATACAAACTCGCCAAATGACGGTAAAAGATATTATATCATCTATACCCGGTGTGCCTTACTATAACAATGTAGTCGATGATTGGGACGCTAAAGATTATAGTTGGGGCGTTACTAAAAAAGTTATAGAGTATGCTACTTACTTGAAGGATCATCCAGAAAGTTTATCAAAGTTGCCACCAGCAATAGTATTAAACGGTAAGTTTGAAGATGGTGCCCATAGGGTATCTGCCATATGGTTGCTACAACAAAGAATGGATCCTAAAAATCCATTGTGGAAAAATGCTAAATTAAATGTTCAATTTGTTAAGCAAGGTGTAGCGGAAGGCTCCTTAAACGAACTTGCACCAGGTGGGAACGGTGGCGACGGTGATGATGACAAATATATTCCGCCAGACTTTGGTAAACCTTTCAAAGCAAACTATTTGGGACAGAATAAATTTCAAGTATTTTGTCGCAGACCACAAGATCCATCTAATGTCATTACATTAATTGCCGAAGTTCAAAAGTATGGACTTGAATGGGAGGATAATTTTGGATTTTGGTTCTTAGACAGCCCTGGTGCTGTGTACCTTAGTTGGAAGTACGGTGAAATACCATTGCCCAAAGCCATTGATCAGGCTAGAAATCCAGGACATATTCACGATTTAGTCACAGACTATCTAACCAATTCTCCACATGCATCTGAGATACAACAAATAGCAACAGAATATTTTGGCTTTACTATGGATGGTGACATGAATGAATCTGTGGATTATTTAGACGAGAAATAAAAATATTTCGGGCCCCTCTTTATAGTGTAAATATCTTTATCTTTAAAGAGGACCAAATGGCAACAAAGAAAACAACTAAATCATTAAAAGACGCTAAATCAGAAGCAAAGACCGTACCCATTGAAAAAGTACAAGAAATTGCTGAACAGGCAGCACAGCAGCAACCAGCTGGCAATCAAGTACAAGTTAATGTAGATTATCTACGCACAACAAGGGTACATATTGCAATGCCATGTTATGGTGGTATGCTAACAGAATCAACATTCATGTCATTCATTAAGTGGGCAAATACAGCCCGTCAACTTGGTATTGATTGGACACTAGAAACAATGGTTAATGAGTCATTGATTTCACGTGCAAGAAATACATTAACTGCTAAGTTTTTAGAACAAAAAGATTCAACTCATTTGTTTTTTGTTGACGCAGACATTGGATGGGAACCATGGCATTTACTAGTTCTATTGAACCGTGATGTTGATGTTATCGGTGGACTATATCCAATGAAGACAATGCCAATCAAGTGGGTTGTTAATGGATTTGAAGGTGCCGAAGAAGGTGCCGACGGATTACAAGAAGTATCTAAAGCAGGTACAGGTTTCTTGTTAATGAAACGTCATGTATTTGAAAAATTAAAAGCACACCCAGCTGTCAAACAATACAAGAACGACATTGGGCTAGATCCAAAGTATGACCAACACTTAAAAACATATTTTGATACAGCAGTTCGTCAGAATCGCTATTATAGTGAAGATTGGACATTCTGTGAAAACTGGCGTGATTTAGGTGGTAAAATCTGGATTGACAAACGTGTATTACTACGTCACTCCGGATCATATGTATTCTGTATGGAAAATCAACAGCATTTAATGGACACAATTGGTCCAATGTATGTACAAGAATTACAGAAAAAACAACAACCTTCAGTAGCGACTCCAGTTGATACACAACCTGAAATTGTGCCAACATCTGCCCCTGCTATTAAAAAAGCGGCAGCAAGAAAGAAAAAAGTTTAATATAAACTAATCTTAGCACAAACGGCTGGCATCTGTCAGCCGTTTCCATATTTACGAATAAATACTATATGCAGTTAAACGAACTAGATAATTTCAGCCTCAGCGATGCGGTCTTCTTTCATGACGAGTTAAATCCCGCTATATTTGCCGGTGACCATATGAAATACGATGTTAGAGAACAACTATTACATATTGCTGAAGACTTTGTAGAACATCTTGGCATACCGAATATAGACATAGTAGACATTACTATATCAGGTAGTAGTGCAGCCTATTCGTATACAAAATACAGCGATATTGACCTACATATTCTAGTTGACATGAACAAATTCTCCGATGATGATGTATATCGTGAACTATTTGATGCTAAAAAAGTCGTATATAATGACCAACACGATATTGTTATTAACGGATATGAAGTAGAGTTATACGTACAAGATACAAATCAGCCTGTAATTAGTTTAGGTGAGTATTCAGTAATGAATGACAAGTGGATCAAACTTCCTAGAAAACGTAGAGCACATTTAGATCAGGCTGCTACTAAAGCCAAGTTTGAGAAGTTATATAAGTTATCAGAATATGCTGTAAAATCTAAAAATTTAGAAAAGATAAGACAAGTATTAAAGACAATTAAGAAGTATAGACAAGCAGGATTAGATGTTCATGGGGAGTTTGGTCCTGAGAATTTAGCATTTAAAGCAATACGTAGTAAAGGTATAATAAAGCATCTATATAATATGGTAGATGAATTGCATAGTAAACAGTTAAGCATACCTGAGAGTAAATTGTTAGGTCAACTAGATGAAATCATTGACATGCCTCCAGTAAAAAAACGATTGGATATAGAATCAATGTATAATGATTTACAGTACAAAATTAGATACCATGAAGCCAGTGAATTAACTTCAATAAAATTTTCAATGAAAAATCGTGTATTTCGTGATGGAGATCATGGATTAAAATTTTTCTTATTTAATAAAGATAAACCAGTCTTTTATCTTGGTATAAGTAAATTCCATGATGGATTTAAAACAGGTGCGGTTGCTAGTAGTCCTGAAGTACAGGGTCAGGGTTTAGGTTGGAAATTATATAAAGCTGTTAGTGAGTATCTAAATGTACCGTTATATAGTGACAGCACACAAACACCTGACAGTAAGAATGGCATTTGGCAGAAATTGATTCAAAATTATCCTAAACAAGTTATAGGGTATAATCAAATATTGCGTAGAAATGTTCCTATTAATAACATATATCAAACATTGCCTCAAGATCAATTAAAAGATATAGAGGATGATACTAGAAAAAATACATTATTATTAAAGTTATTGCCCATAGCAGTAACAGATATGTATGAGGCATCAGGTTATATCCCTAGTGAAGGTGAAAAGAACGACCCTAGATGGGAACGTGCATTAAGTATAGATGTGCATCCAGATACAATGAAAAAGCAGGCTAAGAAATTCGGTTGGAAGATTAGTCGTGCCGGAATTCCCCCATTGCTAAGAAAATAAGGACAATAATAAATGGCAACGTCAAATCAAAAACCAGTAAAAACAGTAACAATATCATATGTTGATCCTGCTCCTGGACAATCTACTCAATTAGAAATTATTAATGATCCAGGCGGTAACGTAGGTGAAGTACAATTTAATGCAAAAGGTGGCCTCTTCGGAGGATCTAATGCCTTTGTATGGAACAATACTACTAGCAATTTAGGAGTTCGTGGTAACCTCAGTGTTACGGGTAATATTTATGGAAATATAAGTGCTAGCTCTACAAACTTAAAAATTAAAGGTGGGGTGTCAGGTGACGTTTTAGTTACTGACGGTACTGGTAATTTAACTTGGACAAGTCTTCAAGATGCAGGTGGTTACGGTAACAGTGAAGTTGCTAACTATCTACCTACATTTGAAGGTGAGTTATCTGCAGGTAATGCTGATTTAGGTAATGCGGTTACTGCAAATTACTTTATTGGTAAATTTTATGGTACAGCAAATCTAGCTACATTTGCAACAACTGCAAACGGTGTTGCGGCTGCAAACGTTTCAGGTCTGGGTAATATAGCTACACTTAACTTAGATGGTAGTAATAACAATGTGTTGTACGGCAACGGAGTGTTTGCTTCAATACCCTCAGGTGCTAATACAGGTAATGTTACATTTAATGACATTAGTATTATTGGCACTAGCAACTTAAAGTTACAACCTGATTCTGCTAATAGTAGTGCTTATTTAGATATCTATCTAACCAGTGGTCCAGACATTCATATTGCTGGAAACGGTGAAACTGTTATTCTTGGAACTGATGACTATGCAAATGTCGCCGTCAATATTGATGGTAATGTGTCTATACAAGCCGGTGATGCCAATGGAACACAAACTTGGAACTTTGGTACAGATGGTAATACTACCATCCCAGGTTTTATCACATCAAACAATACAATAACTATTGACAATCAAAATTCAGGTAATTCAGCAGATATCAACATTTATTCAGCAGATAATATTTTACTACAAGGTAAAGATATGCCTGTAGGGGCTGATGCTGAAGGCGGTGATATCAACATCTATGGTGGTGATGGTAGCCCAGATGATGGTACAGACACATCAGGCACTGGTGGAGATATACATATCTCCGCTGGTGTGGGTGGATATGCTAATACATTTAGTGCATCAGGCGG